GCCCCATAGGGTAGGGGAGTGGGCACAAAATGTTGTTATCTGTTATACAGAGCCTGTACTAATTTTTTGCAGGTCAGCTTCGGGACACAAAATTTTCTTCCCCAACGCTCCAAACTTTGTGCAAAATGTCAATAGACACAAAATATAGTACCCACACCCCATAGGGTAGGGGAGTATAGCAATTTTTGCAATGTTTATAGCAACATATACAATATAACATGTGGTATACTATATATAATCCATTAAGACGAAGGGAGGTCACACCAATGAAAAACGAAGTCATGATTAAAATTACTTTAACCGATGATAACATTACTCTTGATGGTGAGAACCTACAAGACCTGACCGAGGCCGACATTATCGACAGTATTAAGGAGCTTGTTAGTCTTGCCAAGACTCTAAATATTATATGGGAAGGAGACTCCACAAATGGAGATGCGTAAATTCATCATCGAGATACACCCCGATGGGTCGTTGACGTGCTGCGAGTACGAGGACCCAAAGGACGCGGCCAAAGCCACATATAATCGTGCATGGTTGGAAGGTTATCGGCAAGCGCTCATTCATTGCGATGACGAACTAAGTAACATTAGAATATTTAAGGGCTCTTGTTTGTCGGCTGATCTTGAGTACCAAGGGGCTGTCAAAGTACGCGAACATATGCGTAATTTCTATCAAAAGTTGTACAATAAGTACATGCAATAAGTCGAAACGGCCTCCGGGCCGTCTACCGGGACCGCCCGCCCGGTATTGATGAGACAGGGCACATAATGAAAGGAGTTTTGTATTATGTCTGAAGCAATGATGAAGTCCGAAAACAATGGTGCTATGATGGTGTCTGATGTGATGAACACCGGTATTGGGTATACCGATATGGATCTCTCGGACCGTTCTGCCGCGGTTGCGTTCTACAATGCAACGAGCAACCCCGCCAACAAACTGAAGGAGCATGTCAACGAGGTTCTGTCGCTGGTTCATGTTTCCGTGGAGTGCGTGGAGGTCAGCAAGGACGACGTCGCCGAGGGCAAAACGATTGCTCCGCGTGTCGTCCTCATTACCGAGGATGGGCAGTCCTACGCCTGTGTCTCCGTTGGCGTGTACCAGTCTCTGAAGCGAATGTTTACGCTGCTCGGCACCCCCAACACGTGGACGGAACCGGTGCAGATCAAGCCCGTCTTGATTAGCACCAAAAAAGGGCAGGTTTTGTCTTTGAATCTGGTTTAATCTAACCAATGGCCGCCGCACATGCGGCGGCCTTATTTATTATAGGAGGCCCTATGAAAAGTATAGATAACAGAGTATCCTTGCTGAACTGTGACGACTCCATGATATATCTGGCATCCGCCATTGTATACAGTGGAGTCGCCAACAAAGACGTTGATTTTTTCCGCTCTGAATGGGCCAAAATTATTTTCAACGGTCTCGGCATTGAAGCAGACCCCCTTGACTGGTATTATCTGATTATGAATAGAAAGGAGCGGAAGAAGCATGGCAGTAGGCGCAGCTAAAGCAAGTGCAGCCCTTAAATACAGCCCCGAGCTGTACACCCCCTATGCCTTGGAGTCTTGGCCTGATAATCAAATGCGCAAAGAATATTCCCGACTTCGTGACATTGCACAGAAACGTATTAAGCGTCTATCAAAAGACCCGATCAGCGGGACAAGCGACGTTTATAAAGAATTTGCCGGAGGGTTCCCAACTCTAAAGGCGATGCGTGGAGATCGCAAAGCATTGGAGCAGGCCCTTGCGGATGTAGCGCGTTTTGTGCGCTCCAAGGGCTCCACCGTCGGCGGGGCGCGTGCAGAATTTGAGCAAAAAATGAAAGTCGGTGGTATTGATATAGCCGACGTGCCCAAAGATCAGTACACGGCCCTGTCTGAATGGTGGGAGATCGTAAAGGCATCGGGCGTGTACTATTATTCGTCCGATCAGCCGGTCATGTACTGGCGCGAGAAAGGCGGCTACAACGTCAGTATTGACGATTTTGTAAAGTGGCAGCAAGGCGAGGTCAATTATGGCAAAGAATGGGACTATAGCGAGGGGAGCAGCTCTGCCGACCTGCGCGGAGGTTTTGGTGGAGGCTTGTAATTATAACCCTGTCCCCTGGCTAATGGAGCACTTAGACCGCAAGCACACAAAAGGAAAAAAGCGCAAAACGAACAAGAAGCGCTTGTATGTAGATATGCCGTGTGCGTTCGATATTGAGACAAGCCGAGTGTGTGTTGACGCTGACGACAATCCTCACACTATTATGTATATTTGGCAATGTCAGCTCGGCTTGGATATTACCATTATCGGCAGGACGTGGGACGAATGGTTAAATTTTACAAACATGATCAGCGACTATTTGCAAGCCAACAGCGGGCCTCAGGGTGACTGGTATCTGTGTATGTACGTTCACAATCTCGCTCACGAATTCCAATATTTGTCTGGCGTTTTGGATTTTGGCCCGGGCGATGTATTCGCCAGTAAACCCCGTAGGGTCTTAAAATGTGACAACCGAGCTATTGAATACCGATGCAGTATGAGACACAGCAACTTGTCCCTTGATGCTTGGGGCAAGCAGCTGGGGGCCCCTCATGCTAAATTAACGGGTGCTCTTGACTATTCAAAAGTGCGGTATCCATGGACTCCCCTAACGTCTACAGAATTAGCGTATTGCATTAACGATGTTCGGTGTATTGTGGAGTGCTTGTTAATTGAGATGAAGCGAGACGGCGACGACCTCTACACGTTACCATTGACGCGCACTGGCTACGTCAGACGAATGGCCCGAGAAGCAATGTATAAATGGGGCATTAAAAAGGTCAAGCGCCTTTTGCCGTCGTGGGAATTGTATCAAATGCTGCGCGAGGCATTCCGAGGCGGTGATACACACGCCAACCGCTATTATGCGGGGCTACATTTAGAAAACGTTGGTTCCGTGGATATGTCGAGTGCGTACCCTGCCGTACAATGTGAATGTTATTTTCCTATGACTCCATTTAAGCAGGAACCATCCACCGTCGTGCGGTTGATGCAATGTATGAGGCACGGCAAGGCGTGCTTGATGCGCTTGCAAGTAAAAGGTTTGCGCCAGCGGTTCAAGTGGTGGGGGTTCCCCTATATCCCACTCGCAAAGGTTCGGCACTGTGAAGGATACATTAACGATAATGGTCGCTTGCTGTCTGCTGACCATTTCGAGATCACCCTAACAGATATAGATTTTAGAATCATTGCCAAAGAATATGATTGGGACGCCCTTAACGTTCTGAACCTCTGGACGTCCGATTATGGCAAACTGCCAAAGCCCTTGACGGATTGTGTAAAAGAGAGTTATACCGGCAAGACATCTCTTAAAGGTGTAGCCGGTCAAGATTTGTATTATGTCAAAGCCAAGGGCGATCTTAACAGCTACTACGGTATGACAGCGCAGGACCCCTTGCAGCTGGACACACTTTTTGACGAGGACGACCCCGACAATCTTTGGAGCGAATGCACCGACGACCCAGAGGGCAGCTATAACGACCACCTCCCCCATTTGTTCTTACCCTATCAATGGGGCGTATGGACAACGGCCCACACGCGCAAACGCCTTAAAATAGCGCAATGGGCCGCGGGCAAGAATGGCGTGTACTGTGACACAGACAGCGTCAAATACATGGGCAATATTGATTTATCGGACTTTAACAAAGCAGTAAAACAACTAGCAAAAGACAACGGTGCGTGCGCTACAGACCCAAAAGGCAATACTCATTATATGGGCGTGTACGAGCAGGAGCGCAGCTATGCGGAGTTTATGACATGGGGCGCTAAAAAATATGCAACTACCTACAAAAAAGGTGGGCCCATCACTACCACTATAGCAGGAGTCAGCAAGCGAAAAGGCGGTTTAGAGCTGGCCCTATGGGGTGGCTTTGAGGTATTCAAGCCCGGGTTTACGTTTTGTCTGGCGGCAGGAAATCAGGTTATTTATAATGATCGCCCCAATGTGCCCGATTTTGTGGTTGACGGGCATACGGTACACATCACAAGAAACCTGTGCATCTGTGATAACACCTACACGTTAGGCATCACCGATGAATACGCAAAGATATTAGGGTACAAGATTATGGAGGTTATCTGATGATTAAACTGTACACCGACGATGGATGGCCCAACTTTTCCGAAAAGGATGGCATTTTGTCAACAGGGGCGTCTATTATTTTTATATGGGGCGGACGTGGTACCGGCAAGACCTATGGAGCGCTAAAGCACGTACACCAGACCAGGGAGGAATTTCTGTATTTGCGCCGTACACCGCAGCAGGCGGAACTCATATGCGCCTCGCCCAGTATGTGGCCGTGGTCTCCATTGAACGACGATTTGCAAACACATTACGCCCCGTTTAAAATACCTAAAATCACCGGTCTCTATGAAGTGGGTAACGCGGGGGCCTACACTGATGCAGGTTCTCCCATAAAACCGGCGCAGATGGCCGGAGTCGTTGGAAGTGTCGTCACATTGGCCAGGACCCGCGGTTTTTCAAGCCCCCATACCAATATTATTATCTTGGATGAATACCAGAAAGAAGAGTCCGACTACTATCGGCGAGGCGAGGGCGTGGGCCTTGCTAACATATATGAAACGGTAAACCGTAACCGCGAATTAAAGGGGCAAAAGCCTTTGACGCTGCTGTGTATGTCAAACGCTGTTGGCATGGCGAACCCCTATTATATGCAGTGGGAGATCACCGATACAGTAGAAAAGATGATCGGGAAGAAAGAGCGCGTAAAGCTGCTGGCCGATAAGGGCATTCTGTTGATTGATCTTGTGGATAGCCCTATTGCAAAGGAAAAAGCGAATACGGCCCTCTATAGGTCTATGACCGGTACCGACTTTTATAGATCGGCCATTGAGAACCAATACAGCGCCGAGGAGAAAAGTCTTGTCGTATCCCGCCCGCTCAGGGAATATTACCCACTTGTACAAATGGGGCGGTGCTGCATCTACGAGCACAAGAGCAAGCCGTTATACTATGTTTGCCGCCACAGATCGGGCGAGATGCCCACGTATGGCACCGGCGAGTATGAGCGAAAACGATTTAGGGCCGCGTATGGGTATATTTGGCCCGCGTACTTGCAGAGGCAGCTTGAATTTGAGCGCTATTCGGACGAAATTTTCTTCCGCGAGTATTGCGGTACTTGACTTTTTTACACAGTTGATATATATTAAAGATAATCCCCGGTGCCCACAGGCAGCCCCCAGAAGGGGCGGGCAAGCGTCAGCCAGCGCAAGAACCGGGGATTTAATTGTATCTGTATTGGAGGTGTACAAATGGATGCAAATACTGTGATTCAGGCTATTTCTAACGTGGGTTTTCCTATCGCCGCCTTTCTGCTGATGTGGTACCAGTGTAACACCGTGGTTAAGGAAAACACGGCAGCTATTACCGAAATGAGGATCGCCCTGGACGATATTAAGAAGAAGAGCTAACTTATGGGATGTTATATCATTTTCGCCCAGTCTATCACAAACGAACGTGCGTTTCTGCTGGCTGACCTGTGCAATCGTTTGGACGTTACCTATTATAGCGACTGGGCCAACGTCGCCCACACGCGGCAGTGTTGCGCAGTGGGTCCCGTAACAAAAGGAGACAAAGACCAGGTAGTGAAATGCCTGGCGAATGATACATACGTTGTAATGGAGGCGATCAAAGTTGAAAATCAGTGAAAAGGCGGCCCTCGCTATGGCCGGATACACCAAAGCAGAGATCGAAGCTATGGAGAAGCCGCAGCCTGCGCCGCAGCCCGTGCCGCAGCCCGCGCCGCAGTCCGTCCCGCAGCCCGTCCCGCAGCCCGCGCCGCAGCCCGTCCCGCAGTCCGTCCCGCAGCCCGTCCCGCAGCCCGCGCCGCAGTATGATGGCCTCGAAACCCTGTTGCAGCAGCTTTTGCAGGGTCAGCAGACTACCGCACAGGCAATGCAGACTATGACCCAGACGTTGCAGGCAAACGCGCTGGGCCTTGGCATCCAGCAGCAGCCGACGGCCAACGCCGACACGGTGACGGCCCGAATTATCGACCCAACTTATGGAAAGGAAGTGAAGTAATATGCCTCTTGGTATGGATTTTGCGGATATTGCCGCAATTTTGACGGAGATCAATAAGATGGCCACTGGTCAGGAACCGACGTCACCCATTGTGGACACGTCTAGCTTTGTGTCAGTTGCGCAGGCCACGTTGCTGACCGGCCCCGACAACTACACTAAAGCGATCAGTCAGGTTCTGGGACGTACCATTTTTGCCGTCCGCCCCTACGATGCACCTCTGAAGCGCTTGCAGATCACGGGCGACGACTGGTCGAACCATGTTCGGAAGATCAATTTCTGCGACACCGACCCCCTCACCGATAAGGCGTGGGCGCTGGAGGACGGCCAGAGCGTGGATATGTACGAAGTCCACAAGCCTAAAGTCCTTCAAACAAACTACTACGGCCAGACCAATTACAGCCGCGTGTACACGCAGGCTGATACCCAGATGGAGGCAGCATTTAAGGGCCCCGAGGAACTGGCACAGTTCTGGTCGGCTTTCGTGCTGCACCTGTCGAACCAGATCGAGGCAGACCGGCGCAACCTCGCCAACAACCTGATGGCCAACCATCTGACCGGCATGACTGTGACCAGCCCACACAGCGTTGTGTATCTGCTCGATGAGTACAACGCCCAGCAGGGCACCAAACTGACGGTGCAGGACGTCTACAAAGAAGCGAACTTCCCGGGATTCGCAAAGTACGCTTATGGCCGCATTAACGACATTTCGCGCCTGATGAAAGAACGGTCTATCAACTGGCATCAGAATTGGGAGATTGGCGGCACGACGTACAACATCATGCGACACACTCCGTATGATCGTCAGCACCTCTATCTGTACAGCGGCACACAGAGCCAGATCGACGCCCGCGTGATTCCCGAGGTATTCCACGATAATATGCTGAAGTACCGCGACGCCGAGCAGGTTACGTTCTGGCAGAACATCGACGAGCGCGAGACCATTTCCGCAACGCCTGTTGTGACCACTGCCGCCGGTGAGGCATCCAAGAATGCAGCGGTGCAGCTGTCGAATGTGTTTGGGTGCCTGCTGGACTGGGATGCAATCGGCTACACTCCGAAGCTGTCTCGTGTGGTCCCGACCCCCATGAACGCCCGCGGCCTGTATACAAACTTCTGGTATCACTACGGATGGTCGTGGTATGATGACTTCACCGAGAACGCCGTTCTGTTCCTGATGACCTCCGGCGACGTCACCGCCCCGAGCGCTGCCCAGGCGGCAAGAGCCTCCACCCTGAAAACCACCACGCACAAGGACGCCGACCCCTCTAAGTCCTGACCAGCACCGGCGGGCATTGCCCGCCGGTTATTTTATAGGAGGCGTTATGCAAGCAACATTTTACCAATTCGCAAAGCGCACCAACAGCACAAAGCGGCCCAGCGGTGGGCAGGGTTTTGGAATCGACCTTAAAGCGCCTTGCAATATCATTGACCCCGAGATCAAGATAGCAACACAGAGTGACCCAACCGGGTACAATTATTGCTACCTTCCCACCTTCAGCCGGTATTACTGGGTGAAGAACTGGACATATTCCGACGGGCTCTGGACTGCGTCGCTGACCGTTGACACCCTCGCAAGTTATCGGGATCAGATCGGCAACTCTACCGAGTATGTGGTTAGGTCGTCGGCAAAGTATGACCCTAAAATCGTAGATAATTTATATCCCACCAAAGCGACGATCACCACCAGAACCATCTATACAAATTCTACACCGTTCACGGACGACCCAGAAAATGGGAGCCGGGGATTCTTCGTTGTGGCGGTCAATGCACCCGGGTATGTTTCTTTTGGTGGTGCAATTTATCTTGCAATGAGCGGGACCACATTTCAAAAGCTGATGGCGGCTCTTTTGCAAAATACGGATTACTTGAATATCAGCGCGGACGAAATCAGCAGCAACTTAACTAAAGCGCTGTTCAATCCTATTCAGTATATTTCAAAGGCGTTTTGGATACCCTGCGGCAATACGGCAATCGGTACCCCCATCAATAATATTCCCGTCGGTTGGTGGAAAATGCAAAATATCGGTAACGCCTACATTATCCAGAGTCAGAACGACAAACAAATATTTACGTTCAGCATCTCCACCCCGCATCACCCGCAACACATTACAAGGGGCGTTTATACAGACGGAGCACCCTATTCAGAGTATACGTTATATTGTCCTCCATTTGGGGAAATTAAATTAAATGCTAACCTGTTTGTATTGCAAAGCACTTTGTATTGTAGATTAACTGTCGATTACCGCACCGGTGACGCAATACTGGACTTGTCATTTAATAATGATTTCAATACTATTTTCTTCTCCACGTCAAGCAACGTCTCGGTACCTGTGCAGCTGGCGCAGATCACAACCAATGTAAATGAATTGGCAAGTGTGGGTGGACTGATTCAAACCGCAGTTGGTGCTATCGCCGGAGGTATTGAATCCTTTTTTGGCGGGGGCGATGTTAGTAACGGTATTGCCTCTGGTGCCCAACAGATGACTGTTGCAAGTCAATCCAAGGGCGGAGGGGCGAGCGTTGCCAAATATGGAATAAGGCCATATTTAACGGGGGCGTTTTATGATCTTGCAGACGACAACAACGAGGACCATGGCAGGCCCCTTTGCCAGCGCGTGCAGCTGTTCAGTATCCCGGGATTCATTATGGTAGATGACCCTGACATTGCGTTGCCCGCAACTGCCGCCGAGATTGACAGCGTTAAAAGTTATATGAAAAATGGATTCTTTTTAGAGTAGGAGGCGTATAACGATGGCAGTATACAAACAGTGTATTACTGACGTGTCGCCGATCAGAGTCACCGCCGGGTATCCGGCATACTCTGACGGTAGCCCTCACAGAGGTATTGACACGGTACACGGCAACCATAAAGCATACGCGCCCGAGGCGGGCGTTGTGGTTGTGGCCCAGCACTGGAACGGCAGCACCTCGGGCGATCAGTCATGGGGCAATATGATTAAAGTACGGATGGCCGACGGCACGACATGGCGGGCCGCACACTTTGCCTCACAGATTTGGAACGTGGGTGACACTATCTCCAAGGGGCAGTTTATCGGCACACAGGGACAAACCGGTTACGTGACGGGCATTCATACACATTGGGAATATGCCGATGCAGCCGGAAACCTGCGGGACCCGTCCAGCATTATCCGAATCCCGAATCAGGTGGGCACGTGGGACGTAGAGTGGGACTCGGGTGGAGGCCCTGACCCGGGTCCCGGGCCGGGTCCCGGGCCGGGTCCTGACCCTGGTCCCGGGCCGTGGCCTACTGGCAAATTGCCGGTATGGTTGCTGTTTAAGATGGCGAAGGGAGGTCGTCTGTTGTGAGTGCTCCCTACAGCTACGAACAGATCAACGCCCATGTGTCGCCGGTGACTCCCTCCGTGATGCACACCAAGGGCAACAGCCTCTCCTATTATTTCCGTAAATACCTGTTTCTTGAGGCCGTGTCTATGGTACGGTGGACATTGCCCGACACCTGGCCCAGTAACCGCTTGCAGTATCTTGTTTTCGGTTCCGGCGGTGTTACGGTGTTCAAAACTGATCGTTACGGCCTCGTGTATGACCGAATGGGACTAACCGGCATTAACATCTTCTACAATCCGACGCACTCCATCATTGCCAACCCTTTTATTAAAGGGTCCCCGTATTTGCAGATCGGAAAACAATGCGAGATCATCAATTTGCAACCCGATTACCGCGGCATGGTGGATATTGTGGCATATTACGGGGACATGATGGCCCTTGCTGCCCAGACCATCCAGAGCAATTTAATCAATAGCCGCCTTGCCTACGTGTTTGCAGCTGGAAATAAGGCCGGTTCGGAGTCTTTTAAAAAGATGTTTGACGAGATCATGCAGGGGAACCCCGCCGTTTTTGTTGACTCGTCGTTGCTCAAAGCGCCAAAAAATGGGGCATCCGGGCAGGCCCCGTGGATGCACTTTTCGGCAGACCTTAAAGGAAACTTCATCACAAACGAACTGCTAACCGCCCTTAAAACCATTAAAGCGCTGTTTGATACTGAAGTAGGCATTCCAAACACCAATACCAGCAAAAAGGAGCGGATGTTGACCGACGAAGTCAATTCGAACAACGTCGAGACCGCCGCAAAAGCGTCTCTCTGGTTGGACAGCTTGCAGCGTGGTTGTGAGAGGGTGCACAAGCTCTTTGGAATTGACAAGTCTACTTTGTGGGTTGACTGGCGTTTTCCGCCCTATACTAATACGCAGGAGGTGAACAACGATGAACGCAACTTTGAGCTTTAACGGGTTGCTGACGGGATACCCGGAGCTGTTCGACGACTTGAAAGTCCCTGACAGTGTATCTAAAGATACTGTCTGCAATCAATTACTGTTTGAGACGCTAGAATTAGAGGTTCTATATGCGGACGGCCCAACAATGCGCCGGGCGCTGGGCGTCTATTCTGAAACCATGCTCCCAAGCTGGACCCGGTACGCGGAGGCCATGGGCCTTGAATACGACGTTTTGGCGTCCGATGACCGAACCAGAACCACCGACCATGCAGGAACTAGCGGCGGCACAATCAACCGCACTAACGGCGTGAAGGGAACGACGACCCGCACGCCTAACCTGACCACCACTGGCCAGAATAACGGCAGTGACAGCACCACCCGGGACGTTACGGGGTTCAACAGTGGGACATTGCAAACCGCGGAGAGGAGCACTACAGCTCTTGGAACTGGGAACACCATTACCAGCAGCGGCACGGACACGACCATCACCGATCAGACCGCCACCGATAACAATACCTCGGAGTTGCACGACGGCTACAATGACACCGTGACCGAGAAGGGCCGGGCAGGGCGGGACCCGCAAGACCTTATTTCCAAAGAGTTGACCCTTGCAATGGAGAATGCCGTTCATAAAATCGTTACGGACATCCGGGCAAACTTTTGTTTGCTAGTATATTAAGGAGATGCTATTATGAGTATCAATCCCATTCACAAAGCGCCCTACACCAATTTCCATGACCTCAATCTGGATTGGATTATGGAGGTATTGAACGAGTTTAATACCAAACTGACAGACTTCGTCAGCTTGGCCACAATTAAGTATGCGAACCCCATTCAGTGGAACATTACCAGCCAGTATGAATCTAACACCGTTGTCGTGGATAGCAACGGCAACGCATACCTGTCCGTGCGGCCTGTCCCCTCCGGTGTGTCTCTGGACCGTACCGAATTCTGGACGAAAATTGGTAACTTTGACGAACTCTGGGCCGATGTAAAAAGGGCCATCACTCCCAACGACGAGGGCCACAGCTCCACCGCGACAGCTGCAAGAGCTGTCAATGATCTTGCGTGGGTCGATGGGGCGCTGGTGCGTATCACAAGAGCAATGAACGCCGGTGACGCCTACGTGACGGGGTCAAACTGTGTAAGCAGCTCCACAAATGAAGTGCTTCATTATCTGCTCACTATGTTTAGCGAGCGCCTGGACGCCGAACAGAAGGCCAGAGAAGACGCCATCTCCGCAGAGCAGACGGCCAGAGAGAACGCAGACAACGGCCTTCAGACGGCTATTGAAGCAGAGCAGACGGTCAGAGAAAACGCCGACAATTCCCTAAACACTGCCATTTCCGCAGAGCAGACGGCCAGAGAGAACACAGACAATGACCTCCAAAATAGTATCGATCAGCTAAAGCAAGATGTTTCTAAAGTCCTTGATTACGCAAACGTTAAAAACTACGGAGCCACAGGCGACGGCTCTACAGATGACACCGAAGCTATAAAGACCGCCATTGCATCCGGTAAAGACCTATACTTCCCGGACGGTGAATATCTAATTACAGGAACTATTGATATTGGGGCCCCGCTAATGAATCGCGATGCAATAATCATTGCTCAGGGTGTCACAATTACAATGTCGGCACCGGTGGCACCCTGCTGCTTGCATTTTAAACGTACAAAAGGCGGCAAATATAAAGTTACTGGGGGGCTTGTACTCGGTGACTGGTTTATTGACGCCGGTCTGGCTGATGTATTCAGAGGAGGAGCGCTATCTGAATTTACAGGTACAATAAAATTTCCGTCTCCGGGTAGTTGGAGTGCCTCTAACAACACCGTAACGGCTGACACCCCCTATCGTCTGACAAAGAAGGTCCTAATGACATCCCGCATCAGATATGATTTTTGTGGTGGAGTTATTGCATTTGACGCTGCGAATGCGTGTATTTCTGCATCTGACGGATTCCTTGAAAGAACATGGTTGGTAAATGCCACATTGTGCGCAACAGTCGAAACGGTGCAGCAGTTCACCGAAGTTGTAGGTGCTCAGAGAATCTTTTTTGACAGCCTACATTGTGTAGGGGGCCGCCGAGTTGGCTTTTATAAAAATACAATCAATGTGCAAGTGAGTAATATTTTTCACGATACTTACTATACAAGTACACCTAATGAAAGTTACTGCTCGTTTGTGATAGACGAAACAAGCGCCGGCCCCGACGCAATCAGCGGCAACGCCTCTATTCGCTTTTTTAATTGCAACAGTAGCATGAACAATTTAACCTGCGACAGCTCCCAATTCATCATCTACAATAGCAACGATATTCGCGATATTTATATAGATAACTGCGAATGTTCGCACCCGCACTTCGGTATTCAGATCAATAGTACAGGGACAGCTTTAGCATCTTGGAACATTTTTATTCGCGGGTACACGGCAGATCAGTGTAAGCGCTGTATTTATTGCAATAATCTTGGGCGCAGTCAAGTCACGATTGACAACGGTTATTTTAATGCAAGGGACACATGCATAGAATTTGTAAATTCGAGCGCAACCGTATCTAACAGCCTATTTTTAGGCGACAGAGAATCTAAAGGAATTGTGGTTACAAGTAGCCAAGGTGTTATTTTAACAACAAATCAATTTATCAACATGGATCACCCTATTAGCGTTCTGGACGGTTACGCGGGAGTTATTAGCGATAATGTTTTTAATCGCAATAAAAAATGGGCTAACGACTATGCAATTAAAATCACCGGAAATAGTAGCTATAATCGTGTTACCAATAATAGCGTCATTCCGATTACTTCCGACTATTTCTACTTGGCAGGATTAAGATTTGAAGGATCTTGCAACAATAACATCATGGGTATTAACACAGTAGCAGGTACAGAACTTAGCAACGAAGAAGCTGACCTGCAAAAAATTAGTACAGGCTCTGTATAACAGATAACAACATTTTGTGCCCACTCCCCTACCCTATGGGGCGTGGGCACTATATTTTGTGTCTATTGACATTTTGCACAAAGTTTGGAGCGTTGGGGAAGAAAATTTTGTG